CCGAGCGGCTATTATTATTTTGTTGAGGCCTGTGCACAGGCATACTATACAAGTTCTGCTAGCGGTAGTGATTATTTAACAACACAAATCTATGATGAGACAAACACTCAATACATTGGTGTAAAAGGTACTTGTTGGAGATCGAGCGGTGAAGATACTCAATTAGAGTCACGAGATGAAAAATGCAGGGCTTTTATAGATTGCACTAGCTCAGGTATTACAGTTTCTATAAAAACTCAGGCGAAAACTTCGAATATGAACAGGGTCAATTACAGCGCCGATATTTTTACAAATACAAGTGGTCAATTATGTTTTGGAATGGATGGAAGCACTTCTAATGTAGTGCTTGTATTAGACGATGAAGATGGACAACCAATATTTACTTTTTCAGAAGAAGGTGGAACAGCTATTTTAGATGGTGGAGATACAGATGTTACCTCACATAAACCATTCATAGCAAACAGTACAATAACAGCATCTGGTAGAATAATAGTAGATGATACAACAGAAGCAACAAATACAACAGATGGTTCTATACAAACAGATGGTGGATTATCTGTAACTAAAGATATTTATGTTGGTGATGATATAAAACTTGGAGATAATTTAGCTCTTTTATCTGATGCAAGTGTTATATTTTTCGGTGCTGACAAT